GCTTCTCTGACCGTTTCCTTTCGGGCTTCTGTTTCTCTCTCCTCAAACTCCCTGATTTGATTTTTAATGTCTGTCTGCAAGGTTTTGATAGGGTCTAATATGCTTTCAACCCAAGCCTTTGCTTCATCAAGAGGTTTAGAGTAGTCTTTCAGTTGGTTTTTGAGTTCTTGTTCAATTTGACGTTGCACTCGTCCCAATTCATCTTTAACCTTAGTATCATCTGACAAAGTTTCTTCTGTCACGATATAGCCAGCGTATTTCTTTTGATAGGCGGCCAAAGCCTGTTCTAAAACTTCCTTTCCTTGGATTTCGATTTCGGCGGCCTTTAGGACGAAGCCAACTTCTAAATCTGTCACTGGAACGAGTTCTAGGCTATCTGTTACATCTTTCAATTCTTCAGTCATTCTAGAAATCCTCCCCTTCTAGCATGTCCATTTGACCATTTTCTGGCTCCTTATCAATTACTTCGCCCGTTTCTTGATCAAAATCTGGAACTTCATCTGCTGGGTAGCTTGTATCTGTGGTCGTCAACTCCTGGTTGATAACCTCTTTTTTTGGTTTTTCAGTCACTTCTTCAGAAGCTCCAAGAATGCCGTCCAATGTTTCAGCAACTGGTTCTTGAGTGACGTCTTTGATTTCGTTCTTGTTTGAAATTGTACTATCTGCGTTGTCTGCCACAATCGCATCCTGCAATTCGGTAGAAAGCGGGGCATAGGTTGAAAGCATATGCTTCAATACTGTTTTACGAGCCATGGCATCAAAATCAGATTGCCATGGGCTATACTTGCTAGAGAATGACTGACTGTACTTCTTACCGTGAGCCTGAACTCGTTCCTTGGTCCAAAAGACGGTCTTTTCGAATCCATTTGCAAGACGCATGAATGCAAAGTAGCCTACTACTTTTTCGTTTTCTTTTGGAATAGCAGTCATGTCCACTTCAAGGTCTTCAGTAAGTGGGTTAAACCCTTTATACTGGCTTTCATAGACCTCTCCAGCATTTAAACGTGTGACTTGTCCGCTTCGTTGTGCAAGCTGGATCAACCCTTTATATCCAACTTGGAACTGCGCCTGGTTCTTGTAAGGTACGATATACGCATAACCAAGGCTAGGCTCGATTGGCAGGTTTAGGACTGCAGCTTTCATTGCAGCGGTCATGATGCTTTCATTGGTAGCTTTAGCTAGTAGGTTGTTATTTGTTACGATGCTAAGTAAGCTGGCCACAAATTGCTGACCGTTCCCGTTTACTACTTCTGAGAATTTCTGTTTTACTGCTGGTGAGTTAAAAAATTGTTTGTGTGTTAGTTCGTTTGTCATTTTCATTTCTCCTATGTATTCATGTTAATTCTGCGACTAGACTTGCTGTTTAAGGCATCTAATTCATTATTGTATTCTTGAATAAGTTGCAAATTCCTGTCAATAAAACGTTCTACAACTTGGCCTAGAAGTTCTTGTGTTGTTACACCTCTTAACTTAGCAAGAAGTCCGATATATTCTTTTTGTTTCTCAGATATTTCTGCTCTTACAAATGACTTCCCTTTGTTGGTTATCTGCGTCATTTCTTTCTTCCTTTCGTTTTCTTCAAATTCCAATTTTCACGTTTTATACGTCTGTTTGCGTTTTGCAATTTTAAAATAATATTTTGTTGTTCGTTGATAATTTCTCCGAGTTCTCGGCCAAGATGAATATATTCAGCCCGCCAATTATCGATTTCTTCGTGTAGTTCCTGAATCATATTTCATCACCTACATATCGATACTGCCCACATCCGACATAGATGTACTGGCTTGGGTCATGTTCTTCTCTGGGTTCAGGAGGCTGCATCATATCCCTGTCGTAATCAAACATTAGCCTCTCCTTTGCTCTATCCCAAATACTTTGCATAACGTACTCTCCGTGGTTCTGGCAATGCTAAAGGCTCAGAGCGCAATCCTACAGGCGGTTCGTTGTCGTATGTGAAGCCCTTGAACTCTCTGCGGATATTCTTGCGGATTTGTTGGCGTTCTGCCTCTCGACCACGTTCGTAAGCATGGTTATACCCTTGGATAATCATAGACGCAAATTCTTGCTCTTCTCGTCTTTCTTCTTCCTTGCGTTGTTCCTGCAATTTGATATGACGACAAGCTCCCACAAATCCAATCAGCAAACCTCCTACTCCCATTAATTGATTTAAAATCGGTGGTTCAAACATTTTTATCTCCTCTTAATCTTTAATTTTTTCCTCTTTTTCAATTAACGCTTGATGTAAATCTAACGCAACGACTTTCCAGTCGGTGTTGATTTCTTTGAAAAAACAGTTTTTGATTGTTGTTAATAGGTTCATTTTCCCCTCACTTCGTTAGATTCATCCAGTTTGCGTTGTACCATTCTCGGACTGCATCCCGTGGCCAACGCTTATCATTTATATTTGGAAATCCTTTCTGGTAGCGAAAACGGTCATCGAACGTATCTACAGAAACCCCAAGCATTTTAGCCACATCTTTTCTCTTGAGTTCCAGAGGGAACGCCTCTTCAATATCTGCTGATTGTAAAACAGTAAACTTAATCTGGCTTGCAATCGCTTGAATAAGGTCTTCCATTTTTGCTCCTTTCGTGTTATAATCATGTTGAATATTTAAGTATGCGCCTGATTGCCGTCAGGTGCTTTTATTTTTAGGTTCTATAGACGCTTCCATTTGTTGCATAGTACATTAGCTCGTTCATCTTATTTGTGAACCGTTCGTCTGTCGTAATCAGCAACCGCTCCTTCAGCAAGCTAGATAGTCCATAATGTTTTTCTTCAAACTGTTCAATAATTTTCTGACGTTCTTCAGTAGTCACTTGCTGACAAGGTGCGTCTAGACTCTGTGTCATTGCTAAATTTGAACGCATTAGTCTTCATGTTTCCTTTCGTTATTCTATCTACGAGGCTTTTCTCGTAAAGTTGCTCCAAGTGATTGCCTCCATAGTTCGTAGTTATAATCGTATTCGTCCTGTTTTCAAGTATCTGATACAGGACTTTTTGCATCCAGTTATTCCCCTGCTTGATTTCATCTCCTACGCTTGACTCTTTGCCAAGGTCGTCCAAAATCAAGTAGTCCACTTTCTGCAAGAACTGGATAGTCCGTCTTTCTTCCCACTTGGAATCCTTGTATCTAAAAGCGTCTTTCATCCGTGAGAATAGTTCCATGGATGGAATATAGACCACTGAGCGCTTCAACTGGAACTTCTGGAAACTCTCGTTCAGCGTCTTGGCAATTCCAACCGCTAGATGGCTCTTACCAACTCCAGGCGGACCGCTGATAATCGTATTCCCCTCATATCGCTCCTTCACATAGTCAACCGTCACACGCTTAGCGAAATTAACTGCTTCAGCATCTTGGTCTGTGTGAATCTCAAAGTTGCCGATAGTGGCATTTTGTAAATCAGGTGGAATGATGCTCTCCTTAGAAAATAAAGAGTAAGATCTTGTATTTCTGATTTGAGCCTCAGCTTGAGCAAGTTGTTCGCCTGCTTGACTGTTGATTTTCTCCTGTTCACATTCAGGGCAATAAGTCAGCACATTCTGCGTGCAAGGGTTGACTGAGCGCCATATATAGACTCCCTCATGCTTAGGGCATTGAGTATTCAAGGTTTCAATCTGTAAAAATCTACCCTGCAATTCATCTCTTGATACTGCTCGCATAGCACCCTCCTAGAATCCCAGTCGTGGGTTGTAACCATCGTCTGACAATCTCAACTCACTGCTTGACTTCCCACTTGACCTCTTCGGTTTCTGTCTGTTCTCTACTAACTCAGCAGTCACTAGACCCTTCTGCTTCCAATCTCTCAAAATGCTACTGAGATACTTGAAATAAGGCTTACCATTGCCCACACATTCCTTGATGGCTAACTTGATAACCTCTTTACTATGGTCTTGCAAGAAATATTTCAAGTCCTCAATCTCAAACGGTGTTGGGTATCTTCCAAACTCTGAAAAAATCCAATCATGAACAATACCAAGGTCGTTTTCTGCTGGTGCGTCCTCTATACTATATAGAGAGTTACCACCATCACCCTTTGGTTCACTCAGTTTTGATAAATTAGTATTGATATTATCAGTCTTGATTCCGTCTAATTTTTGGACTTCTTGAAGTCTATTTTCTAGACTTCCTGCGTCTAATTTTTGGACTTCTTGAAGTCTATTTTCTAGACTTCCGCTGATATATATACGATTGGGCTTATTTACTCCTTGCTGGTCCTCTCTGATTAAGCCATAATCACTCAGTTCTTTCTTTGCGTTTATTACTGATTGACGGCTGCAGGAGAGCTTATCCATGAATTCTTCAATGGTGAAGTAAACGAAGACATCTCCGTTTCTGTCGTACCACTTATTCTGGACCGACAATGTGCGTCTGTCAAAGACTAGCATATACATGACTTTGCCCCTCAAGCTCAGACCTTTGTATTTTTTATCTAGCAACCATTGTGGAAACTGATAGAAAGCGTTGTTCTTTACTTCGTTTATTTTCAATCATTAGGTCTCCTTTCTATTTCTAATCTCCTTTTCTGCTATAATGTAGTCAGAAAGGAGGTAATGTTATGACTAATGATGTATTTTACAGTCGTAATAGAGCTGTTCTAATTGATAAAATTAACGACACCATTCGCAATTCAGGTTTGACAGACGATGAAAAAGTGAGTATCGTTAATCAATATCTTAGAAAGATGATTGCAAATCACGAAGTTGAGATACAAGCTCTAATGGAGCAAATTTCAAATCGTAATCTCTAACATCCTCGCTAGTGAGTTCAGCCAATGCCTTCACTCTTGGCTTCATGTATTCACTAGGATTCGGATGATCCTGCTTGATAAATTGCAAAAGTTCGATTACATCCTTGACCCTTTTCGTTGACGGAAGGGGTCTTATTGTTTTGTACGGATATTTCTTTGGTCTCATTTCATACCCTCGTCTTGCTTTCCAGCGCCCTGAGTTCTATCTCATGGCTGACTTGTTTCAATAGCTTCTCACATGCTATTTTAGCTTCTCTGTAAGTTGTATTCTCGCTGATTAAGTAATCAGCTAGTTCAATGACTTTATCTTCCAATATTGCCTCCAAAAATCAGTCTTAAGACCGATGCGTTAATCAACTTGATTTTGCATAATGAATATATCTTTACGAAGGGAGGACGCTTTATTTGTCCGAGTTTTTGTATAGAAATGTGATCAACCTTTGAAAAACGTTCTCACTAATGAACATCAGTCTTTCCAACTGACAAGTAACTAGTGTGGAGAAAAGGGAATGAGTTATCGACCTGCCGTGCTTTTGTGATAGCAAATGTACGAGTAGGATGGAAACTTTAACTCTTTCCCCAGAACTTCCCGAGAATTAGTATTCGCAGTGAATGATGCATGTGTAGGAAGTGGAACCTCCGAAGTGATTTCAGTCTTACCAACGTTGATCTATAAAAAATCCACACCTCCAGCGACTTGGTAACTTGCTGGAGTCTTTTTATCCATTATTACGGAACTAATTTCAGGGCAATTCAACCAGTAATTTTACAAATAACTCAGCACTGTTGTTTCCAGCCGTGCTTTTTAATTTGAATTTTTCTACCCCTTTTAAAAGGTTTCCGTCAAGATAAATCTGACCGCCTCTTAATTCGAACTCATTCATCTCCCTACCCCGCTACTTCGTCTTCGCTCAAGAACTTGTTGATAAAGTACTGTTGTCCTTTGCCAGTGACTTTTGGTGTCTTGTTCACAGTGATATGTCCATCTGCGTGTTGTACGTTTGTTTCCTTGATTTCAAAGAGTTTCAAGTCCATGCTACGTTGGGTTGGCATGTTCCAGTCTGAGCCTTTGCGCTTAATCAGGTAGCCATTTTCACGCATCCAAGAAAAGAGGCGATTGGCACCGATTTTGTAGCCGTTTTGGCTAATGAGTTTGGCAAGTTCGCCGACCAAGATAGATGTATGACTTGCACTTACTGCGTCGGCAAATAGCACCTTAGGACGGTCAGCCTCAATCTGCGCTTCCAGCTTGTGGACTTTCTTATCCGCCATGAGCAAGGCTCTTGCCATAATCTTCTCAGGACTGTTGAAGTCTTTTTCTACCTGAATGAAGTACTGTCTGACTTCTTTACCTTTGTCAGTTCGCTGAATCATGGCGATTTCTTTAGCCATGTCTAGTTTGATGATGTGGTCAGTCGTATTTTGACCTGTTGAAGAGGTGAGACATTTTTGGGTCACCTTTAAAAAGTCCTCGTTTTCATTAAAACCGTATTCAGTCATGCGACTAAACCACTTCTTATATTCTGTTTTAACTCCCAATGCCTCATGCAACTGACGACCAGATACAATCGGCTCGTGATTTTCATTCACAGTCACTTTAATAACTTCGTTCATGTCATTCCTCCTACTCCTCAAATCTTTCTTACTCAATCCCATAATCTTCAATAACTTGAAGAATGAAACTGTTGGCTCGTGGGCCCTTCGTCGTCCCACTCAGAATATTTGTTACTTCCTGTCGCTTAAAGCCGTATGCAACTGCTAGAGTTGCTTTTTTGATACCCTTATCTTTTAAGAAAGCATTAACTCTTTCACGACCGTTTGTGATATCTGGCATATAAATTTTTCCTTTCTATCTTAACTTGTCCAAGCTGACTTCCAGTGCATCAGCGATTTTGCATATATTCGTCCACGACATCTCTTTCATCCTACCAGCCTTTAGGTTAGAAAAATTAGATGGATGGACATTTGATTCCTTAGCTAAACGATACATCGACCAGCCTTTTATTTTTAATTGTTTTTCAATTTCATCCCACATCTAAAACACCATATATTGTGCTTTCAAAGCACATTAAGTCCTTTCTTATACAATATGTTGACAAACAAAAATGTTTGGGTTATAATATATTTTGACTAAAACGATTTGATAAGACCTTTCCAACTCCTTATGAAAATCGCAAGTCAAATAATTAAGAAAGGAGGATTGCTTATGGCAAAAAATGCCAAGCAGACCTCTGCTAAAGTCGCCACCAAAGCAAGCAAGGCTCTTCGCGACGGACGTTCTTCTGCTCGAACAAAGTCTATCGCTGGATCGGCGCTTTCACAGACTCGTAAAAAGTAATACGATATAGTCTGAGTTTAAAATATAGCTTTTTCCTTTTTCAGAAACTTTTATAAGATTCTGGTTTGGGAAAAGCTTTTTTATTTCTTCAGGAACTTCTTGAATATCGCACTCCCCGAAAGAAATTTCTGAGTCTATCGTTGTAATTCCACTGACTTTTATGTCCCTTCCCTCCTTTTTCAAAAAATAAAAATGCCCTATCTAACTGATAGAGCATGTGATATAATAGTGACGGCACTAACGATATAGCCTCTGAAAGGAGGTGAGTCCCATTGGAATTACTTTTCACACTTATCCTTGCCCCGCTCTTAGTCAATTTAGCAACTAAATTGATCAGCGACTGGCTGGATAGCAAGCAGGACAAGGACAAACGTTAGTGTCCAGCCCACAAAAAATCCCCTGGTATTTGCGGTACTAGGGGATTTGTGTTCCATTGGAACTACTTTTCAACTCCCCTATATTATCTCACATGCTCTATTCAATTGTCAAGGAACAAGTAAATAAGAAACAACTAAAATTTTAACTATTTTTCTGCATTACGCTTGACAACTAACACCAAATCGGCTAAAATGAAAGCATAATAAAAACACTAATAAATCTATAAATACCGTTCGCTAAAACATTTTTTATAATTTATTTTCTTAGTTGTTTTTTTAGTTGTAACTTACTTACAAAAAACATTTTACACCTTTTGGGATAATTAGTCAACCTTTTTACACCAAATTTGTTAAATATTTTTTGTAATGTCTTAGAAAGGTTGATTTAACAATGTTTGAGACATTTGAAAAAATAAAAGAATTGGCAAAAAAGCGTGGAAAATCTCTTGGACAAGTCGAAGAAGACTTAGGTTATGGCAGAAATACACTGTATAAGATAAAAAACTCTACGCCAAATGCTGAACGTATAGCAGAAATTGCTAACTACTTCAACGTATCCACCGACTATCTGCTTGGACGGACGGATAATCCAGTTATCGCTGGGAGTGATGAATTTGCTCAAGTAAACGGACAAACCATAGACTTACGTAAAGCAGCAGCCAACACCATGTTATTTGACGGGAAACCACTAAATGAAGATGATATCGACTTCATCACATCCGTCCTATCCGCCCACTTCAAAAGCAAAGGAGAACGCTAATGACTATCACTATCAACTTCACAGAAAAAAACTCCTACATCACGGACTACCTAAACAAACACGGTATCGACACAACGACCATGGATTTTGACGACTTCATGGCACTCATGGAAGATATCGAAGACGCACGAGCAGCTGACCAAGCCTATATGGAGTATTTAGCCGACCCAGTTACTTATACCATGGATGAGGTCTTGGATGAACTAGGACTAACTCGAGAGGATATTGCTTAATGTATCGGCTAGATATTGATAAAAAAGCTCTCAAGCAACTTAAAAAACTAGATACCCCAACCAGAAAACAAATCCTATCCTGGCTTGCTAAAAACATTGAAAACACGACCAATCCACGACAACATGGAAAAGCATTAAAAGCCAACCTTGCAGGTTACTGGCGATACAGAGTAGAGAATTACCGCATCATCTGTGATATCCAAGACGATAAACTAATCGTCCTAGCCGTGGAAATCGCCCACCGCAGAGATGTTTATAAATAACGAAGGAGAACTATGACACTCGCTAAACTCTGCGAAGAATATCAAGTAGAACTTTGTCTCTTCGACGGTTCAAACTGGCACAGTAGCGGTTTCTACAATCCAGACACAAACGTACTCGCTATTGACCAAAACTTGACTCCTGAACAACAAATCCAAGTCGCCCTACACGAACTTGGACACAAAGACCACACACGCTCAGAGTACCAGAACGCCCGTCTACGCTGTGAAAACGAAGCTGATAGGAATATGATCCATCATCTCGTAAAAGACGCACTAGAAAACTTAGACGACCCCACAGAGTTTGATTACCTCAAATTCATGTCTTACTACAATCTAAAAACCATGACAAATGAAATCATGGTTAAAGAAGAGTATTTAGCATTAGTAAATTAAAAAAGGAGGAAAATAATGAAAGAAATAATTTATTTAGATACCAAACTTGTCAACTCATTGTTGGCTCAGCAAAACTCTGGTCTGATAACAAAATTAGTGAATGAAGATGGAGAAAGCGACGCTAGAACTGAAGGAAGTACAGAGCAAACAACTACATCCAGTGACGCTGGCATCTCTGCTCTATTAAAAGCAACAGGAAGCTATTCTAACACTAATGTTGATAGTTACAACTTTGTATTTTCTAAGTCAAATAAAAATCTAGTAGAAACTGCTCTTGATGATCATTCTTTAGATTTGCTTATCACTGGTCTTGAGGCGAAAGAACTTATAAAACACAGCGATTACCAAGATGGTGACTTAATTTCTGTATCTGGAGAGTTAACTGTTTTTAACTTTGAGCAATTAGCAAATACAAGCGATTTAGAAGAAATAGAATTCTTACTCCCTGGATACGATGAATTTAGATCGCTGAAGTCAGAATATGGAAAAATAAAAGGAAAAGGAAAAGAAAAAGAAAAACATCTGCGTAGAGCTAAAGAAATTCAAGAAGCACTATCAACAAACGGTTGGAATATTTTTGAAATGATAAAACATATTTCGGTGTACTTGAAAAAATTATTACCTGAAACAAATCTAATCAAAATCAGCAATACATTCAGTATACTTCCTCTTGAATTTCTTAGAGTTCAAAGTGTCCAACTGAGTTTTATGCAACATGGAAAGAGAAAAATAAAAATGCTAGGCATCTGCTCATCAACTTTTGACGAACAAGTACCTAGCGACTTCTCACATATGGAAGATAGTAACTTGATGTTAAAATACGCTCCAACAACTATTTTAAATATTATACTCGGTTCTTTTGGGATGATAGACAAGGCTGACCACCTAGTAAGACCTATTGCTATTTATTTCGAGGACTAAATAGATGACCGTAGCGTTGATTAAAACACTCTCTTTTTAAATCGAGTTCTTCCTCACCTGTTTTAATATCCATGCGGACTCTATCAGCAAATTCATTGTGGCGCAATTCCATTTCTTTTTTAGATTGCTCCATCTTTTGACGCTGTTGATTGATGTGAGTAAAAAAAGAAAACATATTATCGCACCACCTTTCACCACTATTTTACAACGAACAATAGTAAAAATCAACTGTTTCTATTTTGGAAATAATTGCGTAAAACGGAAATAAAGGAGAATACCCATGAAAAAACTACTGACCACATCAGCAATCTTGCTTACTGCTACTGTTCTAGTAGCCTGCTCTAACAACCAATCAGCTACCAAGGATAGCGCAGAACAACCAAAAACAGAGCAAACTAAAGCAAATGACAAACCTGCTTCTAACAAAGCTACTAGCTTAGACGATTTTAAAAAAGCACTAGAAAGCAATGGCTTCACTATCAAAGAAGAAATCTCAAAAGAAGCTAGTCTTATTCAAGCCGAATCAGGGAAAGGGTTCATCTTAGAAGATGATACTGCTGTAGAGGTTTACGAATACTACGATAAAAACCCAATGTTTAAAGAAGCTAAGAAAGAAAAAGAGTTAATCGGACATCCTGCTTATATCTACGGAAATTATGTTGTTTTAGTGCTTAATGCTACAGACTCAAAAGATAAGATTCTAGAGAGCTTCAAAGGGTTTGAGTAGAGAAAAAATCAACTTTTCTCATTTTGAAAACAGGTCAAACAAAAAATCCCCACACTCGCCATCGCCAAATTTTGAGTGTGAGGATATCGTCTATAAGAAACAACCATTCAAAAGGTCGTTTTCTTATACCCATTTTATCAAGAAATGAGGTGAAAATCAAATGGCATCATATAGAAAAAGAGAGAATGGTAAGTGGGAATATCGCATTTCTTATAAATCCCACGACGGAAAATACAAAAAGGCTGAGAAAGGTGGGTTCCCAACAAAAAAAGCTGCACAGATAGCTGCTGCCGAAAGAGAGAAAGAACTACTTCTTCCCTCTTATGTTTCGGATGACATTACCCTTTACGACTACTTCACCCAGTGGTCTACCATTCATAAGAAACCTAATATTTCTCCTGTTACTTGGCAAGTTTATCAAGTTACCAGTCGCAACATTGAAAAACTATTCCCAGGAGCGAAACTTAAAAATATAACCAGTTCAATCTATCAACAAGCCTTAAATACATTTGCTGAAACACATTCACAAGCAACAGTTGAAAGATTAAATATCCATATCAAGCAATGCGTAGCTATGGCAGTTCACGAGGAAATCATTCAAAAGGATTTCACAACCTTTGCCAAAGCGGTTTCTCAAAATAAAGGTATAGAAAAAGAAACCAAGTTTCTTGAAGTTGAAGAGTACAAAACAGTTATAGCCGTTTCGAAGGATAAAATGAACGTACAATCTTATGCAGTGATCTATCTTATAGCAGTTACTGGAATGCGTTTCGCTGAATGTCTGGGACTTACCTGGGATAGTGTAGACTACGAAAACAAGGTCCTTGTGGTAGATAAAACATGGAACTATAAAACCAATCTTGATTTTAGCTCTACAAAAACAAAAAGCAGTATCCGAAAGATACCACTTGACGACGAAACACTTACATTACTAAAAAGCTACCAGAAAGAACATTGGAACCATAACAAAGAAAATCGCATTTTCTCTAATATATCAAACAATGCAGTTAATAAGACATTAAGAAGAATTGTTGGTAGAAATGTCCATGCTCACTCACTTAGACATACATACGCTTCCTTCTTAATTTCAAAACACATTGAACTACTCTCTATTTCAAAAATCCTTGGCCATGAAAATATGAACATCACTATTGAGGTGTACGCTCACCAGTTAAAAGAACTGGAAGAAGCAAGCAACTCAGAAGTAAGAGAGATATTCGGAAATTTAGGGGCGAATTTGGGGCGAAACACCTCAAACACCCAGTAAAATCAATAGTTTCCATGCCCCCTGCAGGAATCGAACCTGCAACTACTCCTTAGGAGGGAGTTGTTATATCCATTGAACTAAGGGAGCTAGATAAAAACTCTGCTGAAAAGCAGAGTTTTTTAGTCGAATTAACGACGGATTTCTTTGATA